CCGCCACCGGGGATGTTGACCTGCACCTGACCGGAGGCTGTCTGGATCGCGGTCACCCCAGCGCCGACGAAGTTCAGCAGGGACAGGTCCGGCTCGACCTGGGTGCCCTCGTCCTGCACCGCTGCCTTCAACCCGGCGACCGTTGCCGGGCTCAACGTCGGGTTGGGGTAGGTGCCGGTCAGGTCCCCGCCCGCCGGGCCGATCGGGTTCGCCCCGCTGCTGCTGCCCCCGAACGCCGACCAGGTGGTGTACACCGGCTGGGCTCCGGGCATCGGGGTGTAGAAGAACCGGATCATCGGGGTGTTCCTCGTGGTCCCGGTGGTCGGGTCGAACTGGTGGACCAACTGGTAGCCGCTGCCGTCGCCGGTGGCCTGGGTGATCCCGAACCAGGTGGTGGTGTCGTCGGGACTGTGCAGCGACGACCCACCCACTGAGTAGTACAGCCCGTTCAGGGAATGCTCGGGACCGTTCCAGTCCCAGGTCTGCACCGTGTTCGGCGCGATCCCCGGGCCGAGCAGGTCGGCGGCGTTGCGGATCGAGGGCCGCCGCTCCTCGTGCAGCAGCCGCTTCTCGATCTGCCGCATCCAGTCGTTGAGGTTCAGGATGGGTCGCTGGTTCGATGCGCCGCCCATCTATCCACCTCCGTTCTGTGCACAGAACCTCATGGCCCGGTCCCGTCGTCCACCTGCGCCGGGTCCGCGCCCAGGCCGGGAGCGGGGGACATGACGATGGTGACGGTCTCACCGGTGTCGTCCACGGTCACGCTCACCGAGTCCAACTTCTGCCACTGCGCCACGATGCGGCAGGTGCCCGACGAACGCAGCGGCAGCCACACGCCGGGCACCAACTGCTGGAACCCGAGGTGCGTGTCGGGCGACAGGGTGGAGTTGTCGGGCACCCGGACGATCAGCGGCGTCGGCCACCGGCCCTTCATCCCCGACGCCGCCTGACTGTTCAGCGCCTGCTGGTGAACCTTCTTCGCCTCCGGGGTCATGGTGTCGCCGGGCGCGGTGGTCGAGGAACTGTAGGACGAGGACAGCACCTCGACCGGACCGTAGGGGTAGAACGACGGCTGACCCTTCGGGCGGGACTGGTTGTCGGCCTCGAACGAGCCCACCATCCCGTTGCCGTCGGTCACCGCGTACAGGGTCGCCAACTGCATCCCGTACTCGCTGACCACCGGCGGTGCGGAGAAGTCGGAGTCGGTCAGCGCGGGCAGCCTGCCGATCACGGTGTGGGTGTCGAACAGGATGATCCGCCGACCCACCGTGGTGTAGTCCAGGCCCGCGTTCGCGGCCATGTCATCGACTTCTTCCCACGCGCTCATCGACCAGTCCGCCACCGTCCGCGCCTCGTTGGCGTCGTCGGTGCCGGTGATCGCGGTCAGGTACGGCAGCACGTTCGGGTCGTAGGGTGCCAGCGCGTTGACGATGATCAGCCGCGCCCGCTCCACCACCGGCATGATCCCGGCGGACTCGATGACTGTGCCGTCGGTGGCCCGCTCCACGATCCGGTAGGCGTCGGTGAACCCCTGCCGCAGAATCCGCCGGTACAGGTAGACCATCACGTCCTGGGCGGCGATGGTCACGTCGGTGGGCGTGAACGTCAGTTCGGTGATCGGCCCCTCCCACACCCGCACCCCGCTGCGGTAGACCACCACCTCATGCATCCAGCAGCGCAGCCGTCCCGCGAACTCCGCGCACACCGGATCGCCGTCCACCGAGGCGGTGATGGTGCAGGCGGTTATCTCGTCGCGGGCTCGCCCGTAGGACAGCGCGGATATGTCGGTGAGTTCCCCGATCACCGTCTGCCCGCCCTGCTGGAAGATGTAGACCCGGTACTCGCCGCAGCCCAGCGTCTCCTGCGCGGTCCACACGTCCGGCACCGGCGGCGCACCGGCCAGCGCACCCGGGGTGGCTATGGACCAAAACGTCCCCGAGTCTGACCAGTCCGACGGGTTGCCCGCCGAGTCGTAGGTGCGGACCTGCCACTCGTAGTGCACGTGCGGAGCGAACGACCCCTCCGGAATCGCCCACGAGTGCGCGCCGCCCGGCGTGGTGGCGGTGCCCGGCACCAGCACCCACTGCGCCGTGCCCACCGCCCGGTACTGCAGGTCGGCCTTGGTCTGGTAGTCGGGGATCGTCTGGCCGGGACTGCCGGGCTTCGGCACCCGGTCCGGGTCACGGAACTGCCAGGTGAACGTCACGTTCCCCGACACGTCCTGCGCCACGTCCTTGACCGGAGACACCAGGATCGGCGGAGTGGACACCGACTGGGCGAAGAACCCCGACACCGCCGACCAGTCCGAGCGGGCATGACCCAGGTCGTAGGTGCGGACCTGCCACTGGTAGAACGTGTTGCCCTTGAACGTGCCCGGATCGAACACCCACTGGTTGGTCGACTTCGCTGGTGGTCCCTTGACCGGATTCATGTTGTCGGCCACACCCTGCTTGGTCAGCAGGATCACCGGCCCCTGAGCCTGGGTCGCGGTCTGCGCCGTCCAATACTGCAGGTCGAACCCGGACTGCAGGTCACCGGCGTCGGGGTCGTTGAAGTTCCACGAGAACGTCGCCGAGGCGTTGGTGCTGATCGTGACCCCCGAGTTACCGCCGTTCACGTGCAGGCTGTCCGGTGGCGCAGCGGTGTTGGTCCAGAAGTCGAACGAGGTGTAGGTGGCCGACCGCTTGCCGTGCTGGTCGATCGCCCAGCAGCGCACGTAGTAGTGGGTGTTCGACTTCAAGTTCGGCAACTGGACCTCGGCGTCCTTGCCGTTGTTCACCAGCGGCGACTGGTCGTGCGAGGCGTTGGCCCACTTGCTGTCGATGCACCACTCGACGTACAGCCGCACGTCGTCCTTGTCCGGGTCGTTCAGGGTGGCGTGCACCGTAGGTGCCCCGGTGATCCGGGTGTACATGGTGCCGCCGGAGGTGTCGGCCCCGTTCAACTTCACCTGGCCGGGCGGACCCGGCGGGCTGTTCTTCTGATCCGGGGTGACCCAGGTGAGGGTGACCTGCCCGTCCCCGGTGGCCGCCGCGTCGCCCTGATGGTTGACCGTGACCGCCGACAGCCCGCCGTCGTAGTTCGACCCGCCCGCCCCACCGGTGCCCGGTGCGTACCCGGGCGCGGAGGCGACCCCGCCGCCACCCGCATGCCAGCCACCGCCACCACCGCCGCCGCCGTGGCAGGCGATCCCGGTGTTGGCCACCCCGCCGCGTCCGGCCTGGTCGAGCCGCCCACCGCCCGCGTCGTTGCCGTTGTACTGTGCGCCCGCGCTCGACGTGCCGCCGTTGCCGCCCTGGGTCTGGGTGCCGCCGGTCGGGTTGCCGATGGTGTTGGGTCCGGCGTTGCCCGCATGCCCGGACTCGCCCACGTCGCCGCCACCGGCACCGCCCTGGCCGTTGTCACCGGAGTCTCCGCCCGCACCACCGGCGACCACCTTGATGGTGCCGTCGTGGGTGTTGATCCGGATGGAGGTGGCTCCGCCGCCGCCGTCGCCGCCGAGCCTCGGGCTGTTCGCTCCGGTGCCGCCGTGTCCGTTCCCGCCGGGTGCACCACCGCCGGAGCCACCGTCCCCACCGACCCCGGTGCTGGTGGTGTGGCCGTGCTCGCCGACGAAAATCTGCAGCACCTGGTTGTCGTTGACTAGCAGCGTGCCGGTCACCCGGCCACCGTTGTTGTTGCCGGACCCGGCACCGATCACGTCGACGGTGAGGGACTTCAGATTGTTCGGCACGTTCCAGGAGTGCCAGCCCGTGCCGGTGAACTGCTGGTTGGGCATCAGGTCACCTTGGCGTACAGCGACATGTCGAAACTCGGCAGCGAAGCCGTCTGCGGCAGGTCGACCGTCACCACCCAGCCGTGGCCGCACACCAACTCCGGCCACTCCAACGGACCACCGTCGTCACCGATCACGATGGAGTCGCCGCGCCGGGTCGGCATCCCCGGGGTGTCCACGTAGACCGCCTTGTCCACGGCGTCGAAGGTGATGGTCGAGTTCGCGGGCAGGTAGGTGAACAGCGCCGAGCCCTGGTAGACGCACAGGTCGTCGGGGTCCTGGTCGTTGTCGGCGTCGGGATAGAACCTGACCCGCAGGTTGTTCACGTCGCTGCCGGGGCAGTGGATGGTGAGGATCGGCACCACCGACCCGAAGGTGGGCACCGACTTGTCGGGCACGGTGAACATGCGGCGGCGGAAGTTGTCGGGGAAGTCGTTGCACCCGATCGGAATATCCGGCACCTGCGGCGGCGGGATGAGCAGCGGGCAGGTCGGGTCGAAGACGGGTGCGTAGACCACGGTCGGGCACGCCGGGTCGGTGGTCACGTAGCCGTCGTCGTCCCAGATGCCACCGCTGGGCACACCGCCGACGTAGGGATCGTCCACGTTCTGTGCACAGAACCCGGCGATCAGCGGATGCTCGGCACCGTAGGCGGCAGGGTCGGCGGCGACCGCCGTCACCTCGACGGTCCACACCGACTGGCCTGAGGAGGTGACCATCTTCGCGGTGACCGCCGGTCCGGCGGTGAAGGTGACGCCGTGGAAACTGCGCTGGTACTCGGGCAGGCAGGTGGTCAGGTCGACGGTCGGGGCGACCACGATCCCCGACACCGGGTTGGTGCTGGGGTCGCCGCCGTCCACGATGGTCGACCCGGGCACCGCTGCGGTGCCGCCGTCCACCGGCTCCGGCCCGGCCCCGGCTGGGGTGCCGCCGTCGATGGTGACCAGTTCCACGGTCGCCGTGGACGCCGCGTACGTCATGTCCAAGGCGGGCTCACAGGACAGGAAGTCGAGGTTCGCGCCCTTGCAGGGGCGGGTGATGCAGCCGCCGCCGTTGAGCACGGTGCGCAGCCAGTTCATCCCGTAGTCCAGGGCACACTCGGAACCGCCGACCAGCGCCAGGGAGAACACCATTGCCCGGGTCGCCCGACGCGGGGACTGCACGTACCCGCC